AAATAAAACATTTGTTTGGATAAATAGAAGACGTAATTTAACCAAGTGAATTTTGAGCTTTAAAAAGTATTCAAGTCCTTCACCAATTCCGAACCTTTCAAGGTATTCGTTGTATAATTTTAGCCAAATAATCTCGTCGTATTTCGTGGACTTTGCGTCTCGATTCACATATCGCATGTCTCCACTTTGGCACTTTTCCCAATTGTGCAACGGAAAATCGTCAATAGTTGAATAAGACTGCTTTGATTTCTTTGATGTACGAATCGCGAATAATGACGCGAAGTTTTGCAATATTTTCATCTGTAAGGCTTAAAATTGAATCGTGCCACCATTTCTTATCTTCCATTTTGCGCGTTTCACCTTCGATTGTAATCGCATCAAGTAGAACGCGCACATACATCGAGCGATAAAATTCACCTGTGTCGTATAAAGTGTATGGTGTGTTAAATTTCTTTTTGGGATTGATTGTTGACGTTAAATAAGAATAGTAACCAATGACTTTATTATCACCATCGACTCCTTTATCCATCAACTGGTCTTGTTGTACAAACTCGATTATTTCACGTCTTGTCGTTGGCGAGAAAGCATTGAACCAAGCAACGGACTCCGAGAGCATGCGTCCCTTAGATAAAATCGCGTGTAACTTACTTTGTCCTATTGCCATAACAAATACAAAGTAACAAAAAAAGGGAGTTGTTACACTCCCTTTTCAGTTTATAATGAACAAGTTATTTTTTTCGCACCCTTTTCTTTGGTGTTGGGTTCGCTATTTCAAACGCTTCTCGCACAATGTTTTCAGGAACTGACTTCATTGTACTTAAAACAACTTCCAAGCTATTACAAGCAAGAAAATCACGATTGAATTGAACTCCGTTTATAACTATCATTGTTCTATTATTGTGCTTCAAATGCAGTTACTGCGCTTTCAAATCCGAACACCAAGTTACCTGTTGCAGCATGGAACGCTTTTAATGTACAATCGTTTCCTGCTGTTTGTGCTGGGATTGTAATTGTATATGTTCCTGGTACCGTTGCCGACTCTGTAACCGAAGCGATTGTGATATTCGATCCAGTTGTTACGTTTTTAGCAGTAAAGTCCGCTAATACCGCACCAGTCCAAGGCAATTGTACAACTGCGTTACCGTAGTCAAACGTTGCTTTAACGATAAGTGTTGTATCATCATCAACCGTAATATCTAAATTCACGTCAATCATTCCGTTCAACTCTAAAGCTGAATAAGGAGCGAATAAATCCGCAGGAATCATCCATTGATCACCGTCATTTGTTAACAAAGAGTAATCCATTTGGATCATTACTTTAGTTCCTGTATCGGCAGTAGCGTCCATGAATCTTGCATCGTAAGAATAACGATTTACAGGACGTGGATATAAATCCGTTCCTTCTTTTTGTCCTTTCAAGTTTCCACAAACGTCAATCAAGAAAACACCGAAGTTCACACAATTGTCAGCTACTTTAGCGTAAAATTGCTCGTTCACACCCCAACATTCAAATGTTACGGTCTTAACTCCATCACGAGTTTTGAAACGCTCACCATTGTCAGCAGTTTCGTAGTTCGGGTCTGCTTCCGTATGCGTTACGTTACGCAAGTTATTAAACGGATAAAGACGTTTTGACGGATCAGGGTTATTGATTGCGTCCAACAAGTCATCTGCTAAAGTATCACTTGTTAAGTCGAATCCGTTGCGAGTTCCATCGCTTGCCAAAATTGGCATTAAAAAAACTCCAGAAGTTAATCCGAAGGGTTTGACATTTGGAAAGCCTGTGTTTCCAATTTGTCCGTTGCAGTTACATCCAGCAATTCCAGCCATTTTAAAATAATTTAAAGATTAATAATCGTATCAAAATTAGCAATTTTCACAATAACGTGCGAATATTTCTAAATTCACATCAAATTCAACTGCACTTAACGTTGAATCAAATATCTGTTTTTCAATACCATTTTGGCTTTCCGTTCCAAATTTCGGGAAGTCTCTCGTGGTAAATGAATTAAATCCCTTGAAGAATGAAGCGTTGCGAAGTATCGTTCTTTGGAACTCATCCATCAAAGCATACAACGGTTTTACCGCTTCATCTTGACGATCAATGTTCAGCATATTCCAATCACTCCAATGAATAAACCAAAGTTTACATTGTGAAGTTCTGGTGCTTCCTTGCTCGAATCCGTTTGTGATTTCATCCGTAGGTGACACCAACCAAATAAATGGAAGTTTTGAACGCTCGCTATTTATTCCGTCATCATTCAAATACTTCAACCATTCGTATTTGGTATTCGATAAAGTGCCATTGAAAAACAACGGTTTCTTGATTGTGACTAATGTTTGATAGTTGATTGATTGACTTGTAATTGTAAATGTAACTTCATTGCCATCGATTGACTTGACTTGAAGCTCGATACCATTTACATACGCGAACTCGTAAAGTTTAATCCATTTCACATTGCAAAATGTTACAACTTGTTCGTTGTTTGCTACTTGCGAAAATGATTCTACACGCAAAGTGTTATCAAGTTTATTGATAATCTCCTGCTCGATTATTTCTGATATTAGTCTCATGCGAACCAAATAGAATCTAATTCCACTCCTCTGTATTCAGGATATGTGTCTTTATTTGCTTCAAGGAATCGTTGCAAAATTACGGAGCTTTTCACCGCTTGATTGAATAACACGATTGTATTCGTGTAATTATCGTTGGCAACACTCCCAGCTTCAACACTTGGTTTTATTTGTCCAATGCTTGTCGAAATTTGTAATTGCTCACGTGAATAATGAACGTAAACAAGTGCGCTCAAAATGTCGGTTAATCCAGTGCAAAAATAAGAGCGAGCAGTTCCGTTGTATTCAACTTCAAATGCAAACTCACTCTTAATGTCCTCGAATCTAGCGACTGAATCGTCATCGTAGAATAAATCGGCTAATTCTTTGCCGAATAGCTGGTACAAATACTTTTTTTCATACAGGTGAATATATTGCTCAATTAAGGCAGTTCCGTTCTTAAACGCCACCGAAAGTTGGTAACGATTAACAAATGATTCAACTGATAAGAAATAAGTAGGTGCCGGCATATTTATTCGATTACGATTTCATTTGATTCTGCTTCAGGTGCTTGCGCTTCTTCCACAACCATCTCAACAACTTTTGCGCCTTTCTTAGGTGCTTTTTCTTTTGCATCTCCTTTGATTGCTTTACCTTCTTTGATTAGATCGTTAGCGACTGCGTCCGATACATCAATTGATTTTCCTGCTTTCTCTTTAGAGAACTTTTCTGTAAGTGTAATTTTCATAACGTAGCTTTTTTTACGCCACAAACCCCGACAAACCGCGTAGGGTAATGTCGGGGCAAATGTGACTAATTACTAACTACTAGTCAGTAATCAACGCGATTGCGTCAGCCATAACGCCTTTCACCAATACTTGTGTATCGTTTGCCGATACGAATTGTACTAACGCTTGCTCTGCAAGAATTGTACGTAAGTTTTTAGAGAAATCGTCATTTTCTTGACCGATGTTTAATGATAAACCTTCGCGGAAACGAACGTTAATCACTGATAAATCACCACCTACGAAATCGTAGTCCGTACCAACTAAAGCAACCTCAGCGATCAATTGCATTCCTGCAACCATTGTACCGTCTGCGCTTCTAAATGGTGGGATTTGGTAAATACCATCAGTTGACTTTTGCATATCCATTTGAGCTAAGATGTCCGGATTAACGAATACTGCTGTTGCCGTTCCAAATGCTTTTTGTACTTGTAAAGCCAAAGCACGGAAAACGTCTGCGTAAGTTGGTTGAGCAGTAACGATACCACCACCTGTAAACGCTGAAGCGTAATCAAACAAACCATTGATTAAAGTTCCGTCACCTGCGAATAACTCATCAACCGTTGCAACTTCAATGCGACGAATCAAATTAGCTTGTAAGTAAGAAACCAATTGTGGCAAGTCGCGTAACATTTCTGTTGTTACTTTACAAGTAACCGCGATTTTGTTCACTTTCGCTTCTTTCTCTTTGTACTGAACAGAGATTTTTGTTTTCGTTGTACCTTCAGTAATGAAGATAGGCAAACCTTGCTCGTTGTATTCTTCAACCCACATCGCAACGCGGTTGTTGATTGTTCCAACTGAAACAAGACCTAAGTAGCGAGATACACGAGAACGAATTGGTGAAATGATACCTGTAAAGGCAGTCAATAACCAATGAGAATCGCTATCACCACCTAAAATAGTGTTTGCTTCGCTTACCGTAACCGCTGCTTTCACAGTTATGTTTACGTTAGCTCCTTTAGTTGTCAAAGACGCTTCAAGTTCTTCTTTGCTCGTTTCAAACGCACCCATCAAGGCAGCTTTAAACGATTTAAAAGATTTCTCGTTTCCTTTCGGAGTTTCTTTCAAAGACGCGATTTGCGTTTCGATTTCCGTGATTGCAGTTTTAAGTGCATCAAGGTTAGTTTCGTTTTTCAACGATTCGATGGAAGCATTAATTGCCTCAACATCACTTTTACTCGCAAAGCCTTTTTCGTCCAATTTTGTCTCTAAGGCTTTGATTACTTCTTCTGTTGTCATTTTTTCTGATTTAGAAGTTTTCAATTATTTTGTCCCAATCCAAGGCAGGAACTTCGACCTTTTGAGTGTCGTTAGACGGCTCTTTTGTTTTTGAAGTGTCAACGTTGACGGCTTCTTTGCGAACTCCGCATGCCTTACAAAGTGCATCGCCATTATCTGCGGATAGATTAGGCGTGTCCTGCTGACACATATCGCAATAACTTTTATCAGTTAACTCAGTGATTGAAACCACTGGAGTAATTGTATTTGACCCTTTTACAACGGCACTACCTTCGATTACTTTCGCTTCGGTAACCGCCCAAAAATAACCGCGCATATCCGCAACTTCTTTGTTTGCTACTTGTGGATAGTATTTATCCCAGTTTGCTTTTTCGCTTGCGTAGCTTGGTTCGTTTGTATCTACACACATGAATAACTTAACGTATCGCATACCAACCGAGTGATTAAGCACATAACCGTTCTTATATTGCTCAAACATAAAAGGATTACGTTTCGAGTCGATTGTTACGTCAAACAATAACGCTTGCGTGCTACCTTCGTAAGTCGCGCCAAGTTTCGACCATGCGATTTGCTTTGTACTTGCAACAAATTCGTTGTTGATTGAATCCGCGATCACGTACTCGAATTCCATTTCATGCTCCTGTAATAAATGAAGCATTTTAGTTTCGGAAAGTGATTTTTTCCAAAGACCTGGTATGTGACAATCCATGTGTGAATCAATCACGTTTGTGGTGTTTATGCACAATGAAAGTTTCAATTTCCCGACTTGGTACGAATCCGCACCGTCTTCTTTTGTGATTTCCACTTTATTATTTACCTCGCCATAAGAAGCAAAAATAACATCACCATACTTGATTGCGCTGGTTTTTTTAGCTAACAAAAGTTCTTTGTTTGCTAGAACGTGCTTGATATTTTCCTCTCTTGTCATTTCTTTATAATTTCGTTAGATGACTTAACAATCGTTTTAATTTGCTTGATGGCTTCAATTTCTTTGGGTGTTAATTTACTCATCTTAAAAGTATTTGAATCAAAATTAATCTAAATTTGTGAATATTATTAAAAAATTCTGAAATGGATATTATTCAAAAATTTTTCTCCGCACTTGGATGGGGTAACTCGAATTACTACACAACTCAACAAATTGGAAGCATAGCACCTCAGTGGGTAAACACGTCCGATAAATGGAACTTGTACAATACCATTCCAGAACTCAACGCCGTGATTAACCGATATGCTGACATGGTCGCAAGTGCCAACCCTGTGGTATTAGACTCAAAAGGAAACGTTGTTGATTTCAATGCAAATAATATTTTTCGATTGATTGACCGCCCAAATGCAATGCAAACGTGGGGCAAAATGATGAAGATGATTGCGATTAAGCAATGCGTGACAAACAACGTTTTAGTGTATGCACCAAATGGATCGTTTGGTAAATTGCAACTTTTACCGTTGGCATTCAACAACGTGAAAATTGTACCTACCGGAAAGAATTTGATTTCGGTTGACTTAGGGAGCTTCATTGAGAAATTCCAAATACCTACGTCACGAATCGATGACTTTAAAGACTTTTTCCCTGACGAAGTGATTTATATTTCGGAAATTGATGGTATAAATTTATTTGACTCAAAGTCAAAGATTGACGCTTTGAAAATGCCATTGTCAAACTTGGAAAAGCAATATGT